TCCGAGTCCACCGGTCCGGGCTGTGTCCACCTGGGGGTAGACCATGTCCACAAGGTAGGCGCAATCGGTGTCCCCGGCTACGGCTGGAAGGTCAAAATTGTGGACGAGCAGAATATCCCCGTCCAGCCGGGAGCGGTCGGCGAGCTGTGCGTAAAAGGTCCCGGCGTGATGGTGTGCTATTACCAAAATCCAGAGGCCACCGCCGAGGTTCTGGAAAACGGCTGGCTCCACACCGGCGATATGGCCCGCCAGGACGAAGACGGTTTTATCTTCCTGGTGGACCGAAAAAAGGACGTGATTATCTCCGGCGGGGAAAACCTGTACCCAGTGCAGATCGAAAACTTCCTCACCGCCTACCCCAAGGTACATGATGTGGCCGTCATCGGCCTGCCCGACAAGCGTTTGGGGGAAATTGCCGCCGCTATCATCCAGCTCAAGGAGGGCATGACTTGTACCGAGAGCGAGATTAACCAGTTTTGCATGGACCTGCCCCGATACAAGCGGCCTCGAAGAATCATCTTCGCCCCCGTTCCCCGCAACCCCACCGGCAAAATCGAAAAGCCCAAGCTGCGGGCGCAGTATTGCGGCATGCGTCTGGTAGAGGCGCAAAATCAGGGATAACATACCGCCCCGGCACTTGTTGTAAGTGCCGGGGCGGTATGTTCTACAGATATTCCACACAGGTCTCCAACTGCTTCCAGGTCAGCCCTGGACTCTCAATGGCTCTCCAGTTCTGAAAATTAGCCTCCAGCTCTGCCCAAGTCAGATACCAGAAGAAGTAGTCAATTCCCAGATGGGTGGGCAGAATATCCTCAATAATTTTTTTCAGTTCCTCAAAATTCTCCGGCTCGCCGGCCACACCGGGGAAAGAGACAGACACGCTCCCTTTGCCCAGCTCTTTGACCACAGCGGGGATGCCGCAGCCGGCAATGGTGTCGTTAATCGCCGCCAGCGTAAAGCTGTCTCCGCCAATGCGCAGCAGGGCAGCCAGAGCGGCGGCCAGCTTGCGGGGCTGGGTCGCTACTGGGCGGCGGGCAAAGAGTTTTGCAATATACTCCAGTCCCCAGTCCTCTGCCGTTGTCAAGGAGGATTCCCGCTGAATTTCCTCCAGCCAAGCCATAATCCCGTCCAGGACTTCCCCCTGCACATCCAATTCACCGCCATTGAAGGGGGCAGACAGGTCATAGACCCCCAGGGGCTGGAGCAGGTCCCGCAGGCAAACTGCATGTCTCATGTCTTCGCCTCCACCTTCAAGGTACCCAGCACAGGCAGTACGTCGTCATCCACCGGCACATCCGCTCCAGGCGTAGTAATTGTGTAATTGGCCACCCCTTCGCAATGATAAATCAGCTCCCCCAGCTTAGCCCGGAGAACGTCCTGCCCCAGCAGTTTTCCGGTAAACCAGTCCCGCAGGGTCTTCTCTACCCGAGCCAGCACTTGGGCCCGGTCCTGTCCCTCACCGTGGGCAACCTTTACCGCAATATTTACCGTCACGGTAGAGGGTGCCCGTACTCTCAAATCCACTGCTATCTCCCGCCGCTCATTGAAGTAGTCTTCCAGTTCTTTCAGCAATGCCGTACTGGGAATGCCCGCCAGAGTGGCCGGAATCACATCCACCGACCCCACCCCTCTTGGCCGGGGGATAACCGCCGCCGCAGCCACCTGTTCAAAGGACAGCGCCCCCTGTTGATAGAAAGCTGTATTTGCCCCATTGGGCAGGCGTTTAAAGGTATCCAGCACCCGAGCCCGCAGGGCCGCATCCTCCTCCCCATCGGCTCCGCCCGCGCAGGCTTTTGGGTTGTTGCAGGAGGCCACACCCATAGGGGCCACGGCCATCGCGAGGATGGCCCCGGCTGACACATTGCCCGCCGCTCCCGGCTCCAGCGCCCGCACCGGAACCTCTACCTTGGTCTGCCCCGCCGCCAGCACTGCCCCTTCGGTAGTCTCGAAGCGTACCAGCCCTGCCGTCATACACACCGTCCCTTTTGGGATGTCCCGGGGCAGGGAGGCCGTCTCCAGCGCGGAAAAGACCACTCTCCCCTCTGCGGCCACCGCCGGCTTGCGTTCCAGCCCCCGGAGCTGAGCGTGCCGGTCCAGGTATTGCCCCTCTGCCGTCTGCGGAAACGCCTGTCGGACCACCCATTCGGCCTGTACATACAGGGCATAGACTTGCGCCGCCACAGCGTACAGCCGCACAGCCAGGTCGCACCCCTCCCGCGGCTCCAGACCGGTCCGTTCTCCAAAGCCGGAGAGCATCTCCCGATAGATTTCATCTACGGTTTTCATCGTTTTCCCCCTTGCGTCATAGTCCCCATCCAGCAGCAGGCGCACCAATCACAGCGCCACCTCTGCAGCGAAAGGCTTCCCCTGCCAGTTTAAACGGACACTCAGAAATCCTGTCTCTCCCGTTTGAACCAGTTCCACGTCCTCCACCTTCAAGTCCTTCTCTTCCCTTAGGGCCTCCGCCACATACTGGACGGCCAAAGCCTGCCGTGCGGAGGGACTCTCCCGACCCAACTGATACAGCCGGCTGCCCAGCTCAGGCAGAAAGGGGAACGCGCCCCGCCGGGCAGTCAGGCGATACAGCACCCGGGCCAGCACCTCTTCGCCGCCGGACAGGGCAGTCAGCCCGCCTGTCCCATTTGGGATATAGTCTCCATCCACCAATTTCCACTCCATACCACGCCTCCTACCCCAACAGGGAAATAACAATTTCCCGAATCAAGCTTCTCAGGGTCTTCCCATTTATATAAACCTCTCCGGTCAGCTCAGTGCGGTCTTCCGTCAATTCCAGTCCGCCCCGTTCATTGGTCAGCCGCAAACCATCCTGGCCCAGCATAATTTCGCACACACCCCCAGTCAGCCGCACCTCGCCGGCTTTCAGTTCCCTGCCGTTCTGCACCGTTCCCATAATGCAGGGGGATTCCTCTTCCGCACCAGCCTTGAGCACCATCACCCGGTCCCCCGCCGTTGGCCGCCAGCTGTATCCTCCCGGGCTGTAGACCGTCAGCCACCGTCGTTCGCCCCCCAAACTCACTCCGGCGGGGTCTCCCCCCAGAGTGACGGTTCCCAGTTCTGCCGCCGCCTCCCGCACGGGCAGATTTCTACTCCGTTCCGATGTCCACATCACATCGCATCCCTTCTTATATTACAAAATCCGGCAGAGCCAGCTCAATCCGGGTCCAATAGCCCCCGCTGTCCATACCCACGCTCACCTGAGCCGCCCGGTAACGGCCGTTCCAGTCCCAGTCCGCCCGCTGAATGGTCACCAAGTCTCCCGGCCAAGCACAAAAGGGCTCGCCCAGCGTCACCTCCACCCGTTCCAGTTCCGCAGCCGACTTCTCCAGCTGAAACTGTCCAGAGTAACGCATTGCCTTATAGCTGCTCCGGGTTGGCATGGTAATCACCCTGCGGGCCATTCCCCCGCAGGCCAGCAGGGCGGCGTTGTCTACCTGCTCTACCCGGCCGCTCCACCGGTCCCGCATCAGCACCTGAGACAGCGCCCCATACCGCCGGTCCCGGCGCAGCAGGGCAAGCAGACGGGCACTGTCGTCCACCACCCGCTCCCGGCTGTCGTTCCAGCCGGACAGCACCAGCCGTCCCAGCCGGTCAAATCTGGGGGCCACTCCGCCGTAGTACCGTGCAAACTCATAGACCACCGACCACTCGCTGCTCCCAGTTGCTACCGACAGGTGGGACACCGGCGGCAGGACCGCTCCCGGTGCCACCTCCACACCGTAGGGTGCCACATGGTCCCGGATGATGTCCGCCTGTGTGGCGGACTGATAGTCCTGTCCCAGTGCCTCGTTATCCAGCAGGCGCGCGGCCATTCCCCGGCCGGACAGCTCCAGAATCCTGCCCTTGACCGTCACGCTCACTTCGCACTCGTCCACCAAACCGGTAAACACCCGCTCTCCTGCGTGGTCTGCCGCGAACTCCACCCAGCCTTCCGGCTTTGTAGGGCTGTTTTTCTCCCAAGGACAGCGCATCCAGAAGCTGTCGCAGGGCACGCCGGCCGTATACTCCATCCGCCAGGCCAGCGGGGCGGGGAGACTCCATCGCCGCCCTTTAGCGTCGGTCACATAGGCTGTCAACGCACCCGCACCTCCTCTCCCACCTGAATCAGGTTGGGATTTTTAATCTGGGGGTTCAGGGCCACCAGTTCCGCCAGCGTCAGCCCATAGCGTTCAGCCAGTGCCCAAAGCGTCTCGCCCTTTGCCACCCGATGCCGCACGGCTTGACCGCCGGCCTGACCTGGCGCTTCCCCGCCGCCCTGAACAGCGGATTCCACCACTCGCTCTGGCACTCCGCTGGAACCGTTCCCCTCCTCCCAAAAGGCGAAGGAGTAGCGGATATAATCGGGCCTGGGCTCTTGTTCCAGCCGCAGAGAGACAAAGTAAGTATTTGCCGCCTGCCAAAGGGGGTGGACCAGCAGTCCCGGCCCCCGGTCGTAGAAGACCGAGGCCAGCTTCTGAAATTCACGGTAAGCTCCTTCGCCTGCAAACTCGCCCTCCCCCTCCATCACCCGATGCTCTTGCCCCAGGTCCTGAAGCAGATATCCGCCGAAGGGAACCTTCTGCACCGCCATGGTCCGGCGGTAGTCGATGGTGTATACTCTGGGGTTGTGCGGCCAGGTGTAGTCTTTGTAACGCATAGGTGATAAAAGCATCTTGTCCCTCCTCTAGTAGAGATAAAAGCCTCCGTCATACCGGCGGCTGTCCCGCCGAAATACCCGGTCGGCCTGTTCCGCCCAGACCTGTTCTCCGCCGGTCCCGCTCCATTCCAGACGGTCCAGCCCGTACCATTGCTCCTGTTCTCCCAACACGGCGGCATAGCCCGGAGCTCGTTCCTGCCCAGCCGTCCCATGGGGTACACGCTGCCGGCTCTGGTCCCAGCCGCTCCAGACGGCACTTCGCGGTCCTGCCCCCGATCCCGCCTCCGCTACACCAGGCGCCGCCAACGCCCGTTCCAGCCGCTCGATCTGTTCCAGCAGGGGAAGCTCTTTTTCCCTCTCTTCCAGCGGCGTCTGTACTCTCTGGGGCGGTTCCGGGGCCTCGCCGGCCTTCAAAACCGCCCCCTCCTCCCGCTCCTCCCCACCGGAGGCGGTCCTGCCTTGCGCGGTCTTGCGTTTTTCCTCCAGAGTCCTCCGGGTCTCCTTCCCCGGCTCCCTCCCTGCAAAGCGTCTTGTTACGCCTTCCAATGCTGCGTCCTCCCAGTCCGGTCCGGTCCCGCTCCGCTCCAGCCTTTGCACCTGTTCCAGCAGAGCGTTGGCATTGTCCAGCAGTTCCTCCAGATAGTTGATCAAGACCGCGTCCCCCCTTTCAGCTGTTCAAAGCGGCTCAGGTCAAAAGCGGCATTGGCGGTACTCTCCTCCCAGTCCCCGGCAGGCCGTCCGCAGGCGGAGCACCGCTCCTCCAATGCCCTGGTCCGGCAGGTGGGGCACAGTCTCTCCAGGGCCTCTTCCCGGTCCAGAATACCGTTTACCAGACACCACAAATAGTCCCGCCCTTTCATCGCCCGCACCCGGCTCTCGGTAGGCAATGCGCCGAACTGTCTCAGCACCCTCCACCGCAGCCGTTCTCCGGGATTGTCACGGAGTTTTTTTTTACCTGTTCCAGCCCGTCCTCCGGCAGGTCCAGCCCTGGGTCGTTCTCCTGCCGAAAGCCGCTCCACCGCCCGGCCAGACGGGCAATTTCCTCCGCTGTCATCCCAGCCAATACTGCTTTCCCATCCGAAAAGACGGGGGTCTGATCCTCAGACCGTTCCAGCGCCCGAGCCAGGAGGCAGGCGTTGGAGCACAGGGCCAGCTCTCGCCCATCCTCCGCCAGCTCGCTCCCCTCCCGCCGGGCCTGGAGAACCTCCAGTGCCGAGAGCAGCCGCAAGTCGAATCCGTTTCCCAGACAGAGCCTCTCTTTTCCGGCCAGCATGGATAAAGACATACTCACACCCCCGTCTCAATGCGCCGTGAAGCCACCAGCGTCACTTTCTCCAGCACCATACTGCCAATATTGGCGCTCTCCTGAATGGAACTCCACTGACAGTCAGAGTAGATGATTCTCCGATCCGGCTTGCAGATAACCAGGGAGAACCCGTTCAGGGCGTAAAAGTCGATGTTGTCCCGAATCGCCTCATCGGTAGCGTACAGCCGGGTCAGCTCAATGGTGTGGACGGCCTGACCTGGGGCAGTAGCCACCGGCTCCGCCTCGCCGAACGCCTCCACCACAGTGCTGCTTTTGGTGGTTTTCACCGCATAGCTCTGCACCACTGCCACCCGAATTCCGTCCACCTCCAAATAGATGTCGCTGCTGGTAGGAAATCCTGCAATGCTCATAATGTGCCTCCTTTCCAAGTTCCGCCCGCTGCGGGGCCTCTCCCGGCCCCCAGGGGCGCTGTGTTCCGCCGCTCCTCAGCGTTATACGGTAATGTGGGCGGTCAGCCAAATCTGATTCAGCCCGTGGGCCACAGTAAAGGCAAATTCCACCAGACAGCGGGTAGGGTCCTCCGGGTCAGCGGAGACGGTTACATCCTCATATCCGGTAATAATCTCCCGGCCCAGCTTATTCTCCAGCTCCAGCACCACTTGGGCACGGATCGCACCCCGGCTCTGGGGTGTATTTTTGGCCCGGCGGAACTTGGCCCGCAGGACATTTCTCAGTCCGGGAATCACATCATCGACCACTCGAATAGCGGACAAATCCCGCCAGGAGGCGTCCGCCGTCCCTCCAGTGGTGGTCCGTGTCGTCACTCCCCGCACCACACTCACTGTCCCTCCAAAGCTCTCCACTGGAGTCACGCCGCCCAGGATCAGCCGGTCCATATCCCGGTCCTCAATCCGAACAGCCAGCCCATTCAGTCCGGCCAGTTCCACGCCCCCCAAGGGGAGGGCGGGGTCAGTTTCTCCAGCGATGGCGCCCGCCAGGGCGGCGGCCAGAGGCAGGCCAGAGATGCTCTTTCCCGTCCCGTCCACACAGCCGGGGGCTGCCAGCACTACTCGCTCGTGGTTCATCTCCTTGGCCCGCTGGATCAGATTGTCTACACTCTCGTCCTTGGCTCCCGCTACCACGCACAGCCGCTCCCGGCGCAGCTCTGAGGCTTCTGCCACACTGTCCCGCAGTTTTTTTTGCACGGCGGTATCGGTGCTGTCGCACAGGACCAGCGCAATGTCCTCCTGTCCAGCCAGCAGGGCGAATGCCGCCTCATAGCCGTTCGCGTTAGACACAGGGGCCACCGCCACCCCGGAGGCCCCGTTTTTCAGGGCCAGACGGATCAGCTCAGTCACCTCTTCTGGTCCACCGTTGCCGAACGCAGCCACGGCCTTTTCGTAGCTGGTAACCATCTGTACTGTCCCCTCCGGCTTAGCGGAGCTGATCGCGGCCAGTCCCACCACCCGGCCGGAACCGGAGCCGCTGACCACGGTAGACGCGCCGTAGGAGGAGTAAACCCCCGGGCGCTGATGTACTGAAATACTCATGGTTTCATAACACCTCGCAATTCAAAATCCACAAATGAGCCGTCCACACTAGACACCACGCACAAAATGGCGGAACAGACGGCCTCCACCGGTCGTTTCAGCCTCCGGCTCTCCCCATCCCGGCAGGTCTCTCCGCAGGAGAAGGACTGCACATCCAGCCCCTCTGGACCGCCCAGAATCAGCGCCCCGGCCAACGCGTCAAAGGCTCTCTGTACTGCCTCTCCATCCCCTTTTTCCGGGGCGTAGATGTCCAGTCCAAAGGTAAGCTCCGCTTTTTTTCCGTACCGCTCCTCCCAGCAGCCGCTCTCCTGGCCGAACCGGTCACCCAAATAGTTCTGAAAGCAGGCCGGGCCGGCCCGGCATCCCCGCAGCGAGACCAAGACCACCGGTTCTTCCTGCTCCTGCCTTGGATTTGCGGGCCAAGCAGTCAGGGCGCAGATGCCCTGTTCCTTGAGGTAATCCGCCATATTCCGGCGGATGTGTTCCAGCCCCGCGCTCATAGCGCCGCCTCGTCTCTAGGATACAGCACAGCCCACCAATAGGGGCATATCCCCTCGCCTAGGATGTGCGCGGACTGCACCCGGTACGCCTGTCCCTTCCATACCACAATGGTGTCCAGCCCAACTGGATATTCCGGGGGACCCAAGTAGCGAAACAGGTCCTTCCGTCCCAGTCCCAGGGGACCGTGGGGTTCCTGTTCCGTCTTTCGTTCCAGCCAAGGCTGGATCAAAGCCTTGCAGACGGTCTCCTCCTCCCCCTGCAAGGTCACATTCTGTCCGAAGCGATCTAAAATATCGCTCCAAATCCGTTCCATCATCCTTCCACCCCTAAAAACACAAATCCGCTATCGCGCACCCAGGGAGCCAGCAAGGCCTCGGCCTGTTCCGTCAGGCTTTTCCCGCTCCGTCCGCCCTCTGCGGCCTGAGTACGGATGGTCAGGTCACCGGCGGTAAAGGAGGCCACTTCCCCTCCGGTCCCGCCGCTGGCCATCCCTGCCAGCTGGTCCGTCACCAGCATCGCGGCGGCCAGCGGGAAGGCAGCCCCGCAGTCTGCCGGAAGCACATCGGGCCGAAGCCGGAGCGCCAACCGCTCACAGCAAGCCCGAATCATCGGCTCTAGCAGTTCCTCCCTGCCCTCTCCCGCACCCATCGCCCTGCACAGGGCCATGATCTCATCGCTCATCTCAACGCTCCAATACGCGGCTGGCCTGGGGGAAGACCTTGGCAAAGCCGCTGATGGTAGTAATCGCGGCCCGCTCCAGCTGCCGGTCAATGAGCTTGTCATACTCCACCATCACCTCGCCGCTCTGCACCATCTCCAGAGCAAACCGCCGGTCCAGCCCCACGGCAGTCCCTTCCGGCAGCACACTGGTGCGCAGCAGGGTCGCTCCCAGGGGGGTCGTCAGCTGGCCGGTGCCCTGAAAGTTCAGTCCGGTCAGGGGATTTTGGAACTCGGGCATTTTCAACAGCTGGAGCATCATGTCGCCGGGTACCAGCAGGGTGTTCATCACATAGGGGTCAAACTGGGCCCAAAACTCCACCAGCGTGTTGTAGTCGAAGGTCTTGCCGGCGCCCAGTGTGGTCTTCTCCGCAGGGTTGCTGTTGCCATCGCCGTTAATCAGCACATCCACCGCGTCCTCCAGATGAACCCGGGCAATGTGTGCGCCAATCTGCCGCAGGGTGACGGAAAACAGGTCCAATTTCTGGTATCGAACCGCCTCATAGCTGGCCACCAGCATCCGTCCCCGTTTTTTCAGCGGGACCAGATTGGCCTGCACCTTGATGGTGGTCTCCGGGATAGCGGTCCCCTCCGCCACAAGTCTCAGTTCCTTTTCCTCCCCGCCGGCCTCCGAAGTAATGGAGCGGTAGTCCATCCCGTCAATTTTGGTAACGGCGGCAGTGATGTGAGGAAGGATATCCCCTTCTTCCATTCCCAGCCGCACCGTGCGGGCGATGTACTCCGGGAACAACACCGCGGCGTCCGCAGTCTGGAAGAACTTTTCCACCACATCGCTGGCCGCGCCCTTCACTTTGATGTCAAATCGTTTCAGCTGGCGCTGAAAGGCGTCCAACCCCTCCAGACTGGTTCCTTTGTAGCGTTCGCTGGGGTCCTCCCGCTCCAGCACTTGGCTGAAGGAGCGTCCCGCCTCCCGATACATCCCCTTGTCCAGCTTCAGATTGTCGTAATAAAATGCCATACTTCATACCTCCTGTTTGATTCCATAGGGCCTTCCCTCACGCCAGAAACGCCCGGTTCTCGTCCCTGCTGTCCTGCTTTTTCCCATAATTCAACTGAGTGTTCACCGGCAGCCGCTCTCCCGCCCTGCGAGAAAAGGACTTTGTCAGTTCTTCCAGCTCCTGGTGGGACAGCTTGTCCGCCAGGGACTGCACCGTCCGCCCGTCCAGCTCCTGGTCGGCCAGCATCGCCAGCCTCACCATCTCCCCCCGCAGGCTGTCCAGATACTTTCGTCCCAAAGCGGCCTCCTTCTCCAGCCGTTCCAGGGCAGCGCCCCCGCCCCGGCGGACGGTTTTCACCACCCCAGCCATTGGCTGGGCTGGCACAGCCACAAAGGAAAACTCATAAGCGTCCACCGCCCCTTCCAAGGTAGCATAGCACAGCTGTCCGCCGTACTCCTTTCCTTTCTGATGTCCGCAGTCGGTCATGGTCCGGTCGCAGCCACAGACGGAGCAGACGGCGTGTTCCACAGCACACCCCACGCTGACCTCCTTTTTGATGCCGCCCTCAATCTCCGCAATCAGGTCCTTTACGCGCTCGGTGCGCATCATGTAGGCGAACCCCTTGAGCCAGCAGTACCCTTCCCCCGTTTTCGTCATTCGGTCCGGCTCCCGGACCAACTGGGTTTTGTAGATGCGCGCCGCCTGTCCCAAGGCCGACCACTGGTGGTCAAAAATCCCGCTTCTGCCCACAAACAGGGGGGCCAGCTGCTCCAGGGTCTGGGGGGAAAAGCGTTCAAAGTCCCGGTCAATTTCATTGTCGCACAGCCGCACGGAGAAGGTGTACACCTCTTCCTGGGACAAAGGCCGTCTTGCCAGCGCCCCAATCAGTTCCAGATCACCGGCGGTCAGGGCTGCGCCTTCACCGCCCGCCGCCTCTTTGATTATTTTCATACCTGTTCCCTCCTTAATTTTTCAGCCTGGGCCCGGTACAGCTCGGCCTTGGCCTCTTCCACGATATCCTGCAAGTTGATATCCTCCCAAAGAATTTCAACCCGATCCCCAAAGCCGTGCAGTCTGAGCCACAGTCCGGCCACCCGGCGCAGGGCGGGCTCCAGCCCTCTCCGGATTGCGGTCACCTCGCTGGTGAGCAGATCAGCCTGTTGTGCGCTCATCCGTTCGGTAGAGGACCAAGACAGCCCCAGCATAAAGGGCGGGATACCAGTTCTGGCCACCAGCTGTTCCAGAATCTGCCGCACAGGCACCTGACTGTCCAGCACCTGGCTGTCCGCGCCGATCACCCGGATGTCCACATCGCCCACCGCCACAAAGTCCCGCACACAGCCGTCTCTCCCCGCCTGCATAGCGGCGGACCACTCTTGGGCAATCTGTCCGCAGCGTTCCTGGGCAAAGGCTTCCTCCCCCTCTCCGGGCCGGCAAACCACGGCAAAGCGGAGGTTTCCCGCCCGCTCCCAGTTCTGTCCGGTGGCTTGAAAGATTTTCATTAAAATCCCGGCCATGAAGGGCATAGACCGCAGCAGCGACACCCCGCAGGGGGCATCTCCGGTTGGCTGAAAGGGGGTAAACAGCAGCAGCTCCTGCCAGGGCAGCTCCCGTCCCTCCCCCACCCCTGACCGGCACAGCTGAAACTCCAGGGGGCTGTTCCCCATCTTCATTTCCACCTGTTCCGGGTCGGCGCACAGCAGGGCGGCAATCTCCCGGCCGTCTCCGGTCAGCACGATTTCTCCCAAGGCCCGCCCGCAGGTAAATAGGTCGTCCAGATACCGGTCCAGAAAGGACTGCACTCCCCTCTGCCCCCATCCGGTATCAACGCTCCGAAAAAACTCATCCAGACCTGCCTGGGCCTCTGGATTGGCACACCGCACCCCCACGCCTCCACACAATCTGGTCAGCTTCCAGATTGCGGCGTCCACGATGGGCACGCCCTCCCGAATCGCCCGGTACAGGGCCGCCTCGCCGGTACACAGGGGCACATACCGGTTCATTACCCCGAAGGGGTGTCCCTCTTCCCGGCGCACCTGTACAACCGGCGCAGGCGGTTCCCGCCGCTTCTGCTTCCACCACTTCATGCAATTCCTCCTAATGTTCCAGCGTTCTCAAAACGCCTGTCGCTCCACGCATCCGGCAAACCAGCCGCCTCTGCCCTCCCGGCCCGCCACTGTGGCGGCAAAGTAGCGGATCTCATCCATAGCGTGGTCGTGTTCCTTGCGCACCTGATCCTGTCCCTGGTGCTTATCGTCCCAGCGGTACAATCCAAATTCCCGGATTGCGTCTGCGCACCCCCTGCAAATCACCAATTTCCCATCTTTCAGCAGGCGGGCGGTCAGGCGGATGCCGGAAAGCACCTGATTATCGGCTTTTTGAACCCGCCAGCCTCTTCTGCGCAGGGTCTCGCAAAAGCTGGCGGCGGAGGGGTCCGCCACCACAGCCCGCAGGGGGCGTCCTCCAGCCAGCTCAGCCAGGGCGTCGGCGTACTCCTCATCGGTTTTCTGCCGCCGTGCGGCCCGGGCGTCGTAGTAGTACTCCGAGACTCGGAACCACACCCCGTCTCTCCTGCCCCACAGCCCCATAGAGGTGGGGTTAGAGGTGCCGTAGTCGCAGGACACATACCACTCCTCAAAGGGGCCCTCCGGCACATTCCGGACATAGCTCTCATCAAAGAAGTCGTACACCAGTCCTTCTGCGGCCACCCATTCCCCCAGCACAAACCGCCGGTAAAAGGTACCCTGA